GCCGAGCCCCCTCTCATAAATCCCATCAACCAGGGGGGCTATATGATCACATGGCCCTGCTCGTCTGTCCGCCAGCGCACGCCTCTGTGCTCTTCCTCGTGGCAGTTCTTGCATAGCAGTTCCAGATTGTCCCAATTCAGAGATATCCCCGGATCCCCGATGTTCTCCGGCGTCAGCCTTGTCTTGTGGTGTACCTCATCCCCCGGCACATACAATCCATGCGCCAGGCATCGCTCACATAATCCATGCCTGTATTGCCTGTAGCCTCGTGAGCATTTTAACCACGCCCATGATTTGTAAAACTCATGCGCGAATCTTGTCTGTTGCACTCCGGACCCTCCTCGCCGTGATGGAGTGCGACCCGCGGCCAAGGCCAAGGAGATTCACCTCCGCCGCTCCCGCAAAATTGCGAGCACAAAAAGTGACGGCCCCCGATCCCGGAGCCGCCTACGCCTGGAAAGGTTATCTGCAATCTTTCCGACACTAACACAATATCACGAAAACATTCCCCATGGAGTTCTAAATCATCTTTGCATTCTCTTATCCAGCATATCAAAGAAATCTCGCCTGATCGCAAAGAATGCGTGTTTGAATGACGTCGGCATCAGCGCCGCGTCTATCTGCGTGTATGGTTTCCCGATACAAACATTCTGGATAATGGCCGCGTACCATTCCCCGCCGCCTACTGCCCGCGCGCACTCATCCACGATCCCGATCTTGTTCAGCAGTTTTTCCCTCCGTTCCGCTGCCAGCGCGACCGGATCAGACTTCCCGGATCCGTGCGGCTGTCCGTCCGCATTTATCGCCTTAATGCCAAGCAGACTGTTTGCCTCGATCTTCCATGATGGATACTGCCGGCAGAAATACAGCAATTCAAAATACCGTTCTTTTGTGATCCCGATCTTCTTCCAGCATGGCACGTATCTCATGGTTTCAAGCTCCTCAACCACTTCTCATAGTCTTTTGCCGCCTTGTTGTATTCCCCCGCCGGAATCATATCGCATCCCAATTCCCCGTTTTTGATCCGTGCGCTTATGCTGCCCGGCCTGAGGAAGTTATAGTAATACAGCCACTCTTCCAGAAATCTCCATACTGCCGGCGGATCCATCCGCTGAATGCGCCGCGTGAATGCCAGGTCCTCTGTGTGCGCCCAGCCCGGAAAACGCGCTTTTCTGAGAACCTCCCTCCGCCATGCCTTATTCCATACCGCCGGATAAATCCGCGTCGCGCTCTGCAGCCGTATGCCGAATCCTTTCCACTCAAACCCGAACGCGATGATATCCGCCGGTCCCTTTTCTGTTTCCTCCGCGATTTTCCTGAACGCGCCCGGCAAAAACCAATCGTCATCATCCAGGAACAGCACCCATTCACCCCGCGCCATATCAATCCCCGTATTCCGCGCGGATCCTGCGCTGTGGAAGTCTGTACAGGCGACCTTGTCCGTAAATTCCCTGGCCATTTCCGCCGTCCCATCCGTACAGCTGTCGCATACAATGATCAATTCATAATCCTTAAAGTCCTGATGCAGCACCGACATGATCCCGTGCTGGATAAACGCCTCGCTGTTGTATGCCGGAATAATCACGCTGAAAAACGGTTTGTTCATTCCCTCTTCCTCCTCATCACGCACCTGATATATACCCCGTCCACGAAATCACTGTACCTGACCTGGCAATCCTGCAGCACATACCCCGGATACAGTTTTTCCATGACGTCCTTTGCCTCGTTCCGGAAATCGTGCGCGATCCTCCGCACCCTGCTGTTATGGACCTGCGCGTCACGGCTCCGCCTGACCGGCTGTTTAAGGTTCCGGCTCCCTCGCCACTTTCTCACGCCCGGCCTTTCCGGACGATCCTGCTTCTGCCGCGTGAAGTACACCGCGATCCCGCCCAGGCCCTCGTCCCTCGGCTGCAGCCGGTCCGCGTTGGCCCGTCCCTTCTGCCATATCGCCTCCAGTTCGTCCCGACCCACCCCGCCGTTCATGATCATGTGGATGTGCGGCCTTTTGCCGCTATACCCCGCCGCCGGCATCTCGTCCCCGCCGATGGCGTATATATACTTCAGCTCGTCGAGCCCCCGCCGCTCCCTCGCCCGTTTTACCCTGGCAATGAAGTTCCGGACGTCCTTGTCCACCCGTTCCGGATCCGGAGCCGTGCCGGCATAACTCAGCGTGATCGCCACGTCCTTCTCCGTGAAATTCGCCTCAACAAGCTGGATCAGGTGAAGCCGGCTCCGCTCGTCGTTCGCCCGCCGCTGGGCCTCCCTGGTAACCTGCCTTTTCTGCCGCCGCAGTTCTCCCCGCTGCTGCCGACCGAAAACCGGGAACACCTCCGCGTCGATCCTTGGCCCGCTGACCGTGGTCCTCCGCCGGTAACCCATCTTGCCCACCGGGATGAAGCTCGGCTCTTCCAGGAAACTTCCGTCTCCCATGATCCGGTTGTTGAACAGATCCTCATATTCCCAGCCCATGCTTCACCCCTCCTTCCCGGCTCCGTTCCTCCGGGGAGGCGTGTACACCCTCCCCGGACCCCTCCCGCTGCCATCGTCATTTTTGCTGACGCTGATACGCGAGAAGATAATACTCATTACAAGCCTCATAATGCGGAACCCGTCCCGCCGTTCCGGAGGCTGTCCCTCCGCGGGCCCCTGCCGTCTTTCCGGCTGCCAGTTGTTTTATGCGTTCAGACTCATTCCCGGATTATCAGCTCCGGGCGGCTGTAATATATGAAGGTTTCCCCTCTGGTGCGCGGGACGGGAGTTGAACCCGCCGGCGTCAGTTGGCACGTCCACAAGAAAACCGGAAGGAGCTATCTCCTTTCAAATTATTTTGTTGATCCTGCCGCCCGTCCCCGCCGCGCATGATATCCGGATGGCCGCTCACAGGCGTGCCTTAATCCGGCGCCTGGTTATTCGTATTTCATTCTGCTGCGCGGTTGCGGAATATTTCCTCCGTTCGCCGCGCAGATCTGCTGAAACCGTTCGTATTCCTCCGCCGTCAGGTATTCCCCCGTCCGGATCTGACGCAAAACCTCATCCCTGACCCTGTGCCATGGCCATTTCCTTTTTTCATGCGTTTCCCAATGCCTGATTACAATCCCCCTTGAATCGTAATCCATGAATCCATCCGGAATCGAATGGCCGCCCACGTAATATTCCTGCTGCAGGAAATCCGCCAACCGGTCCCTGTCTTTCAGGATCGCCGCCGCGTATATCCGGATCTTACTGCCTGAAAATCCGTTTCCTTTTCTGATCTGCTCCCGGAACGACCTTGTGAACCAATCCTCCGCCGGATCCTGCATCGTATCAAACATGGTTATCTGTTCAATCTGCATTTTTGCCGCCCGCTCCTTGTTAAATTGCGATTCCCTGCTTTCGGTGCCGTTATTCGGTTTATCATTCCCTCTATCAGGTATGCCGCTTCTGTCATCCCACTCCTGTACGCATACGGCCCGCCCTGTAAATGGTCGAAAGGCGTATACAATACGTTACTTTCCTCTATGATCTTCTCCCTGGCCTGTTGCAGGATTCTGATATCAGATCGCTTGCTCATCGCTTTAATCCTCTTAAGATTCACTTAAATTGCGCTTAGATTCACTTGGATTTAAATGATTCACTGGCTTCTCAATTTGTTTGCCCACATCCAGTGATATTCACAGCACGGATATATCCTGTTCTGTATGATTATCATCCGTGTTGCTTCCTCTGATCTGTGAGCACTCATGCAAAAAAACAAATCATCTTCTCAATCCGCTCCTATTGTGAAGTTACCGAAACCAGAAATCAGTCAATCCTGTTTTCCGTTTCCGAGCTTTTTTGAATCGTGCTTTTTTGTATGCTTTTCTCCATCCAAACGGTGTCATATTCTTTCGCTCCTTTTGTTATTTTATGTTCCTTTAATAATTGAGCCAGCAAGAAGCATTGTTAGGGATAGCCAACCTATCGCAAGAAGCATATAACCTATTGTTGGCCCGTAGTTTTCTTCTTTTAGCTCGTTTAATGCTGTCATTACCAACACACCGAAAACCAACAAGACGATTATGATGCACCCACCTATTCCAAGCCATTTTCCGATATTGAAAATAATTTCACCCATGCGTTTTTTCCTCAATCCTCCTATATTCGGAACTAACCGTTCAAAAAAAATCACATGAATTTCAGCTGGTTCACGATCGGATTGAACAGTACGATTTCCCCGCCAACCGCGTCCGCTACCCTCCGCGCGGCGTCCGTGTTCCTCGTCTGCCAGGCGTCGTACTGGCTCGTCGACCAGCGCAGTTCATCCGAATACAGGATCTTCCCAACCAGGTATTTCCTGTTTTTCCGGATGATCAGCACTGTGTGCCGCCTCAGTTCATCCCTCGTCATCCTCGTCATCCTCTTCCTCCCCCGGTTCGTCCGCATTCAACTGCCTGATGGCCATCAGGATCTCCTCCGTCAGTTTGAACCAATCGTACGCACTCAGCAGGATCTGATAGTTCACGCCGCGCAGCAGCATTCCGATACCTTTCACTTTCGTGAATGTTCCGTCTTCCAGCACCCGGCTCCACAGGCTTGCCGCCTGCAGCGGTTCAATTCCGTCAATCAGTTCCGGCCCCGCCGCCATTTTCTTCAGTTCCTGTTCCGTCCGGTATTCCTGCCGGATTCTCTGATCCTGTACGAGCTCCACCGAAACGTCCCCCTGCCGATCCTCCAGGACCTTGATCGGCCCCTGGACCTTCACCACAGGCACCTGCTCCGGAATCGTCTTTGCTGTCTCCACGACGGCCTCCGGCTTCTTCTCCTCCGCCCTGAACGTTGCCGGCAGTTTCGTTTCCATCTCCGGATCCTGCCTGACCGCCGCGTCCCGGATAGCCCTCCATGACGATGACGGATTTCTGCTCCCGATCTTTTTCAGGTATGGCAGCGGATTGCCGCCGTCCAGCGCGATCTGTACCGCCTTCTTTTTCTCTTCCAGTGTGACCTTGTGCATATCTTTTTCTCCTTGCCCCATCATTTCGTATCCGCGCAGGCACTTCCACGAGCAGAAATAGATGTGTTGAAACTGCCCCTTTGGCCTCTTGTATGCCCACCTGTCCGGATGCAGCACCGTGAATATTTTTCCGCAGATCACGCACTTCTTGTCATCCGGATCCCGCCTTTTCTTCATTTCCCGTCACCCCATCGGCTGCAGGTCCTTCATGGCGATCTGTACCGCGTCCGGTTCCATCATGATCTCCTCCTGCCACGCCGCGATGGACCGCCGCACGCCCTCCGCCTGCAGAGCCTGGCAGAGTCCCTTTAACTCATGGATAACGCTGTCCCATTTGCAGAACTCTTCCTCCGCGCCTTCCAGCGGAATCAGTCCCTCCCGGCGTACGGAACAAACGCGGCGCTTTTTTTCCATTTCCTCAATCGTGATCCTGACCGCTTCCATCCTCGTCATTCTGGATCTACCTCCAGGAATTCCGCCCGGATATATCCGCGGCTTGTGCAGGCCCAATCATCCGCGATGTAAAACACTGTGACCGTTGACCCGTTTTTGATCCATTTCGCGCCATCCACCTGCGGGCCGCCGATCCAGCGCCGGCAGGCCACCCGCCCGTTGCTCGTACATACGTAATTTTCCATGATCGTCCGCGGCTCTTCCGTAACCACAAACCCGGAATAGATCCACCCGGCGCATTCTCCCACGCCGTAGCACCGGATCCACCCGTTCCGGCTCTCTCCGTCCGTTCTGAACCAATCGCCGCTTTCCAGGCGACCGATCTCCGCTCCGTTTGTGCTGGGCGTTGCCCGGACGTTTACATAGTGTCCTTCTCCTGGTTTGCACATGACGTACGCCGTTGAAAGGCAGTCCTCCGCCCCCGCGTTCATCCTGGCCCCGATCAGATACCCGATCACCGCCATGATTATGATCATGCACCCAAATGCCGCTATCTTTTTATGGCTGAATATGCTATACTGTTCCTGATGTTTCATAATCTGAGCATCCTTTCTCAAGCCGTCAGCGTCGCACCGCCGGCGGCTTCTTTCTTTTCCTCCACGCGCATCTTTCTCATGAAATCCCGCGCCATCGTTTTCAGGTCGATTTCCGGCAGAGCCTGGCCGTTTTCCCCGGCATCCACATACAGCGGCACCTTGTCCAGCAGCTCCCCTGTCAGCGGATCCCGCATGGCCGTCTCTCCAACCATGACAAATCTGCTCATGCTCCTGCCTCCTCAAGTTCCACCGCCAGCGCGAAGCCGAGCAGGTCCACGTGGATGATTTTCAGGGATGAAATCTGATAATCCCGCGTGGCCCCCAGCCACTCCGTCCGCCGGATCGCGCCGTCACTGTCCGTCCTCTCCACGAAAATGTGGCATTTCGTCACTTTCCGCAGTTCCTTGATTGTCATGCTTACGCTCCTTTCTTCAGCGCGCAGATTTCGTCCGGCGTCATCCGCAGCACTGTCACGATCGCAAAAAATGTCTCCACGTCAATTTTCTGCTTCCCGCTCAGCATTGCCGAAAGCGCCGTTTCGCTGACGCCGATTTCGTTGGCAAGCCATTTCTGTTTGACCCCTCGGCTGTCGATCGCCGCCTTGAGCATCTCGTGTATCATTTTTTCACCTCCCCCGATAATTGAGCATTGCTCAACTTATACACATTATATTGAGTGGTTCTAAACCTGTCAATACAAAAATTTAGTTATTCTTGATTTTTATCTTTTTGCTTGTTATAATCCCGTCAGAAAGGCAGGTGGTTTCATTGGAAGATATGAAAAAGACAGCCGGTGAAAACCTGAAGAAAATTGCAAAACTGAAAGGCATCCAGAATAAACAGATTGCCGCCTATATGGACGTATCCACAAGCAGCGTTTCCCACTGGTTCAAAGGAGACAACTTCCTTGATATCCAGAACCTGTACAAACTCTGCCTTTATCTCGGCGTGACCCTTGATCAGGTTTTCGGCCTGGCCCCTATCGTGCTCAGTTTCCTGAATCAGGACGAGGAAAAGGTTCTTCTCGCTTACCGTGCCGCCGGATCCGAAACACAGGCCGCCGTCCGCCGCGTTCTTTCCGTTCCTGAACCTAAAAAAGATACGTCATCAAAGGCAAAATAGCCTATATCAATCAAAGGAGTGATTCACCATGAAGCGGGCCGCAGCGCTGCTCCTTTTCTTTGTTGTTCTCTGTTCCTCCGCCTTGGCGTCCGATGCCCCTGACCCGATTGTCGGAACGTGGTACTTGCATTATTCCAGAGACACCACCCCGGATTTCTCCTATTTTGATGATTCATGTTCCCGCCTTGTCTACATCTTCACATTTCATGAAAAAGGCCTTGTCACTCTTCTGATGTCAAAAACAGAAGACGGTAAAACACATCCTTACGAGGGCCTTGTCGGCACATGGAAAAATGATGGTGAAGATTACCTTCTTTCTCTCAACATGGATCATCCCGTGAAATGGTATGCCATGCTGATAGACGGTTTCCTTTTTGTACGTCCTCATGATTCCCCGGATCATCTTCTGCGTTTCAGACCTCTCTGTACATTCTCTCCTGATACTGATTATCTGCAGATCCCGTAAAGGAGGCCGCCATGAATCCCGAATATAAACCGGCTGTCATATATGCCCGTTACAGCAGCTCCTCCCAGACTGAGCAGTCTATCGAAGGACAGCTTCATGACGCCTATGATTTTGCCCAGCGCGAAGGATATACGATCCTCCGCGAATACATCGACCGGGCCCAGACCGGAACGAACGACAACCGGCCATCGTTCCAAAAAATGATCAAAGATGCCGAACGTTCGGATTTTCAGTATATTCTCGTCTGGAAACTTGACCGTTTTGCCCGGAATCGTTATGACAGCGCCGTTCACAAGCATCGTCTTGCCCAGTTCGGCGTCCGCGTTGTCTCCGTGAAGGAAAACATTTCTGATACTCCTGAGGGCGTCATCCTGGAAGGCCTCCTGGAAGCCATGGCGGAATACTATTCCGCTGACCTTTCCCAGAAGATCAGACGCGGACGTCAGGAATCCGTCCGGAAAGGCCTTTTCCCCGGCGGCCCCGTTCCGATCGGTTATACTGTGGAGAACAAGCGCCTCGTTCCCGATCCGCGGACCGCCCCCGTTGTAACGGAGATTTTTACCCGGTATGCCGATGGCGAGCGGATCATCGATATTGTTCACGATCTGAACAACCGCGGCTTCCGGGCCAAGCGTGGCGCCAAATTCATGCGTTCCACCATCGTCCACATCCTTGAAAACAAATCATATACCGGTGATTATTATTTCAACGGAACCATCGTCCGCGGCGCTGTTGATCCGCTGATCGATCTGGAAACCTTTGAACGCGCCCAGGCGAACAAAGAAAAGAACCGCAAAGCGCCCGCGAAAAACCGCACCCCGGAAAGCCCCTGTATCCTCCTTCATAAACTTTATTGCGGCGAATGCGGCCATAAAATGACCGGCGCTTGCGGAAAAACCAAGGCCGGTGTTCAATTCCGGTATTACGGTTGTGACGGTCGTACCCGTTTCCACACACAGTGCGGTATGCACGTCGTGCAACGCAAAGAACTCCACTACGCCGTTTGCCGGATCGTCTCAGATCTGATCCTTTATAAAAACCGCAGGACTCTTGAGGCCCTCGCTGACAGTATCATGGAAGTATACCTTGCCGATCTCGATACATCAGAGCTTGATGTCCTGGAAACTCAGTACCGACAGACGGAACGCGATCTTGACAAGCTCGTTGATTCCCTGATCACCATGCCCGAATCCGTCCGCCCCCGCATTGCCCAGCGTATGGAAGAATTGGAGGCACAAAAAAAAGACCTGGAGATAAAACTGGCAAAAAAACGCGCCGAATGCAGCACAACATTCAGCCACGAAGATTTCGTCAAATATCTCCAGGTCACATTCACGGACATCGAATCAATGGATAATCAAAAGTTCATCATTGACCGGTTTGTGAATTCTGTATATCTGTATAATGATGGCCGTATCGTCGTGTACCTGAATCAGATCCGCGGATTACCCTTCCTTCCCCCGGATGATAGCATTCCAGGCAAAGGAGACGTTAATCGCGCCACTCCCATCACGCCTCCGCCCGGAATCCGCAAATTGGCGCCGTTCTCCCGGTATTCTTCTTTGTACACGTATGCTCCAACGTACGTGTGCAAAGAAGAATACTCCTCGCCCCTTTTATTCTTCCTTCATGGCCGCGTTGGCGTCATAGCCTGGCGATACAGGCTCACAAAATCGGACAGACAGGATCCTGACGAATAACAGCCAGCCTCCGGGATAAAACCCGGAGGCCTTTTCATTCAGTTTTCATCCTCAGGCGGTTTTTCTTTGTTGTAGTTCGCCGTACTGATTCCAAGCAGAGCGCCCAGGAACGCGTCCACCGCCGTGATCGTTCCGACTATCTCCGCCGCGTACGGGAAACCCCAGATTTTCGCCAGCGCGAAATACAGCGTTCCCACCGCCGGCAGCAGGATCAGCGCCACCCACTTCAGTACGTCGTAAACCTTATTGCTCATCCTCATCCTTTTATACCTCCCCAATCAATAGAAGTAGTCGCAGGCGCCGCCGTTCCCGGCTTGCCCGCTGCCTGCGTCTGCGGTGCCGGTGTCTGAGGGCCCAGCGGCAGATCTAAAAATTTCTGTCTAAGGTTGTCCATGACTCCGTTTGCGCCCAGCGCATGGTATTGCACATATACATTTTCCAGGTTCGCCCTGTCATCCTCGTCGGCCCAGCCTTGATTCCGGTAATACTTGTATCCCTGTATCAGCCGGTCCCGCAGCAGCGCCTGCACGCCCCTCTTCACGGCCCGGATCTGCACCCATGTCGTTATGATCACGCCGAGCAGCAGCGCCGGTATTCCTGCTGATTTCACTATGTCCCATACGTTCATTGTTATCAGCCCCTTCCGATCTGTTCAACGATCTGTTCCATGATTGCCTGCAATACAGGCCAGGCCGCTGCCGCCTGCTCTGCGTTCAGCCTGATCGTTACAGTTTCGTCCGGATTGATATCATCCTCCCCGAAATCCTCGCCTATGTCCGGATCCGGTGCCGGTTCGTCCTCATCATCAAACCTGATGAATTTTGTCATCATCCATCCTGTCAGGCCGCCTGTGACGCATTTGCACCACGTTGGCCCCCGTTCGACAACCGTGATTTTGCTGCCTACGCTGATATCCCAGTAATACGGACAGCTCGTTGACGGTTTCTGCCTCAGTTTCACCGTTTCGCCGCTCTCAGCGACCACTGTTCCCTGCAACTTCTCATCCTCCTCTCCGGATCCTCCGCCCTGGCCGTTTCCATGTTCCAGGATCCAATTCACGCTTTTCCCGTAATCGAACACCCGTTTCAGTCCTACCCGGTTCCAACCTCCGTTTTTGATTGTCCTGTCCCTGAAAACGGAAGTGGCCACGCACCCCCGGCTGCTGCTTGAATGGATAGCGCCGTCATTCCGGTGCGTCACAATCCCGATATGGCTGGCGTTCCCGATTCCGTCCGCCCTGTATTTCTCCGGTTCCTTTCCGTCCTGTTCCAGGATAAACAAAAGCGCCCCTGTCGGCACGCCGCCGAATATCGCCACGCATTCCTCCGGCGACCCTGTCCAGTCCATATCCCGGAACCATGCGTTGCTCCCCGCAAGATCCCTGTCGTATCCGACATCCGCCATACACTTTTCCACGAACCTCTGGCAGTCCATTTCACTGTATGGTCGGCCTAAATATTTATCACCTGCCAGGCTTAGCGCCTCCGCGTTGTATTTCATTCCTTACGACCGCCTTTCCATTTTTGCGGATCCGGTCCCAGCCCTATGACCCATTCAACTGCCAGCATTACGATAATCACGTAAACCCACCACGGCATATCAATATCACCGCCAAATCACAATATAATTTTGTTCCCCTTGCTTTTTTGGCGTTAAAGCGCAATAATAATGTTGAAAATTGAAAAAGAGCGCTTGCGGCTGGTACCCGCTAACGCTCTGGCGGAAGATGTGGTCGTAGCACACCCTCCAATGAATGATTCTATCACATCCCTCCGCCCGATGTAAAGAACGGAAAGGATGTGTTTTTCATGTCGTATGAAACCTACCGCAACGAACTCTATGTTTCCCTGCTCGGCAAAATCCCGGAGGATCAGCTCCTGACCGTCATGCGCGCCGCCGATGCCGCTGCCGTCAACTACGATTTTACCCGGAAGGAAACCGCCATAACCGTCTATGGCGCGATCCCGGACGCCGTAAAGCAGTACATCGCCTCCAAGGCGGTTGAGGGCTGTGTTCCCGGCACGCTGTACGGATACAAGCAGATCCTTACCATGTTCTTCGCCGCCGTCCGGAAACCCCTTCAGGAAGTCATTCCGAACGATGTCCGGTCCTATCTCGCCTGGTACCGGCAGACGCGGCAGATTACCGGCTCCACCGCCGACCGGATCCGGCGCGTATTGTTCGCTTTTTTCAACTGGTGCATAGAGGAAGACCTGACCACGAAAAACCCCGTCAAGAAGATTGACGAGATCCATTCCCAGAAAAAGAAGCTTCGCGGCCTTTATCCGATGGAACTGGAATACATCCGCAGCGCCTGCCGTAATGATCGTGAGCGTGCTCTGATTGAATTCATGTATTCCACCGGCTGCCGTGCCTCTGAAGTCATAAACATGAAAGTCAGCTCCCTTGACATTTCCAACGGAACCGCTGAAGTGTTCCACGGCAAAGGCGACAAGGACCGCACTGTATTCCTGAATTCAAAGTCCATCGTTGCCCTGCAGGCCTACCTTGCTTCCCGCCGCTATGATTCCGAATATCTCTTTAACAGCACCCGCGCCCCCGGCGGCGCGATGACCACGAAGGCCGTCCGGAATATGATCATCAGTATCGCCGCCAGGGTTGCGGATAAAATCCGGATCAAGACCACCCCGCACACGATCCGCCGCACCACGGCCACCATTGCATGGCGCAACGGGATGCCTGTGGAGCAGATCCGCATCATGCTCGGCCACAGTAAACTGGAAACCACCATGCGTTATATTGATTTCGACTGTGCCGACGTCAAGCGGTCCCATTCCATGTATGTGGCCTGATTACGCTTCCGGTTCTTCCGGCTCTTCCGGCGCCTTCCATGTTTCGTTGATCAGCACAATCCCATCCGTGTCCGTGATCATGCAGCTGACAAAGTCAGTGTTCTGCTCATGGCCATAGGCGTACGCGCCCAGGTATGCGTGATATCCCTGGAGTGCCGCTGCATAGCTGTCCGCGATAACGATCCCCTTGTTATACGTGCCGCCGGTCTTCTTGATCTGATGAAGGAAAAATTTCTGATCCATGTTTTTTACCTACCTTTCTAAAAATGAATAAGATCAAAGGCCGCTTGTTTGCGGCCTTTTTAACTGGGTTTGTGATGTTTTTTGTTTTCCGCCGAACTTCCACAATCTGACCAGATTGGGACGATAACAGGAACGAACATTGATTCAACTGAGACTATAATTGGGAAATACAACGGGGTGAACTTATATCGGCGTATCGTTATCGGAACAATAAATAATCCGACATTAAATACAACTGTTGAAATCCCCTCGTCATCATGGAGTGGTTCATTACCTGCTTATGGAAAACTTATTGTCGCAAATACAACGTTCTTCTGTGACCCGGCACAAATTGCTGAAATAAATAGCACAGGCATCCGCTTGTATATGGACGTTAACGGAAAAATTTATATAAATCAAGGATTGGGTCAAGTATCAAGAATCCTTGTTAGAATGTATATGCTATACATTCATTAAATATTGTTGTATTTATGCAAATGATAAACCACCTATAATCTCAACAATGGCGTATGTATCATAAGTAGCATTTGTATTATTGACCTTCAGGCTTGAACCACTGATTTCACAAGTGATAGAACCATTCTGAAACAACTGCGTAAGGTTTGAATTGTTTGCAGATATCTGAAGTACACCACCATATCTCCACGCAGTATTTGAATCACTTGTCACCAAAACAATGTATGACCCGTAATTCGTCATTCCTATTTCAGAGAATGTAAGGGAAGTTGAATTGTTCTTCAGAACGGTTTTCCCTATTCTGTTCTGTTTAGTGGTTCTTCCACTTAAGGTAACAATCTGGTCAGATAGAGAATTTGCAAACCCGTCCGTCGCCGCCGTCAGGTATGTTCCGTCAATGTCCGTGTTCGCCGGAATCGCCTTCGTGGCCTTGTACGCGCCGTCTGCCTTTCCGGTGATCGTGGACCCCATCAGCAATACATATTTCCCGGAAGCTACGCTGACCGCGCACTGCTTGCCCTTCACGATCGGCGCCAGGCTCTGTGCTGCGGTGTCGTGTGCGTCTACGGAATCATTATGCGCGTCAAAGATTTCCCGCCAGTTGTCTGTCCCTTCAATCTTTTTCGCCCCTGTGTTTGTCGTTATCATGATCTTTTCACCTCTCTGTTATAGTGTCAGCGCCTTCAGTTCGTTCACTGTCAGGGCAAACATATCAAATGTTCCGACGATTTCCGCGCCATTCACCCAGGCAGAGTATCCGTTCATAATCTGACCGGCTGCCGCTGCCCCGTGTGTTCCTGTCGCTGTGCTTGAGCTTGTAAACGTTCCTGTTATGTTCACAATGCGCCCGGCGCTGTCTTGATCTCCGACTTTTGCAACAACCCCGCTTTTGATATTCCCGGCGGATAAATTTTCGGTTTTTACCGCCATAATGGTCTGAGTCCCGGAAAGATACTGCCCGGACGACATTATTCTGTCATTTGAACTGACAGGCCAGCTTGTCGCGCTCAGCGATGGTATATTGCCCGTCACCTGGGCGCCGCTCTTATCGTGCGCGGTATACCCGTGCAGCATCTTACCCGGAGCGACCGTATCCGCTGTCAGGTCTATCAGCGTCGTTCCGTTGGCCAGCTGCACTTTGTTTACATACGGATTGCTTGCAGGTGGAATAACATACCTGTCTGCCATTTTTCTCACCGCCTTATCAGGCGGCGCCGATAGTCACGGTCTTCCCGCCTGCGCTGTTATCCGTTTCCGTCACCGTAATCGCGGCAACGTTAACCTGACTCAGATAATCGTATCCTGTGCCGGGCAGGATCGTCTGAGCGCTGAATGTCGGCGTGACGTCCGCAGTCCGTGCGCTGATCGCTTCGCCGGTATAGTCGCCTTCCACGCCCAGGATCGTCACACCGCTCTTGATGTTTCCGGCGATTATTTTTGCCTGTTCAACACTGTCAATACTGACTTTGCCGCTGCCGTCATGGTACCCGGACTGAATCGTGTACTGGCCTGCTTTTGTGCTGATCGTACCGGTTACCCCGCCGCGGTTGGGCATGGAACCTGTCAGTTTTGTACCGTTCTTGTACGCCGTTTTCGTGTTCAGAATCTCTGATGCGCTTGCGGTCGCGTCGCTGGTATCCGCGTCATATGTACAGGTGCCTGTTTTCGCTTCGCCGCTTGGCATGTGGAATTTGATACCGCTCAGCACGTCACTTGCGGTAACGTCATCCTGCGTCAGGTCGATCAGCGTCGTTCCATTCGCCAGAACTACTTTGTTTACATACTGATTGTCAGCCATTTTCCCTTACCTCTTTCTTTATATTTTTTATAAGATCCCGATAGTTACCGTTTTTCCGCCCTGCGGGTTGCTCACATCTGAAATCGTGATTTCATGCACCGTCACATCGTCCTGCATCAATTTCCCGTCCGTCTGCAGAATCTGTTCCACATTGATTCTCGGCGTAACCTCATAATCGCCGTCATAGATCGGTGCTGTTCCGCCGATAATCACCACGTCCCCCATGACGAGCGTCTGCTGCTGTTCCTCCGCGATCAGCAACTCAACTCCTCCCGGACTGACCACCTCAAGCACCACATTGCACAGACAGCACTCAGCCATAACTGATCACTCCCTTTAGCAGCACCGGATTCACGAAAATGTTTGTTTTCCCCGTCGCCCCGCTGCTCCCGTCCGGAAAGATGAACCGCGCCTGCACCTCGCAGTTTCCCGGACTCATCCTCAGCGTTTGTTCCTGTGTCAGGCGTATCGTCCCGACTGTGTCCGTTCCGTCAAATTCCACGCTGAAGTCATCCCCGGACGTGAATGTCATCTGGCTCTTTTTCCTGTCATCCTGAATCGTCAGGAAAATCTTTGCCTGTGTCAGGTCTACCCCTTTGAATTTGATCGGAATCGTTGGCGTTGTTCCCTGGTACATTCATCACAGCCCCTTTACCTGCGTCACTGTCATCCATCCCGTCACAACCTGCCGTTTCAGTTTGTCCTTCAGGTTCTGCCCGTAGAGGATCTCACTGTATACGTCAACCGCCGTTCCCGCGAAGTATTCCAGGCCGTGCTCTGAGATCTGGTATTCCTCGTCGATCGTGATGGCGTTTACAGTTTCCTCCGCCCGGACCTGATAGATATAATTCTCGTCGAACTCATACGCGCGTCCGCTGGCCGCAGCCGCCGCCCGCGCCTCCGCGCTGTACGCCGTCCTGCTGATCCGGCTGATGGCCTGCTTATGGACGAAATCAATCTCGTCCGCGACGGTCCCGACCTTCAGCAGACCATACGGGAAGTTTGAACTCATGATTGTGGTGATATCCACCTCGCTCTCACTGTACGCCTCCCACGTCCCGCCGTTCGCCTGGGATATCCAGTCGCTCCACGTTGTCCAGATCGCTGTATCCGTGCCGTTGCCGCCTGTGACGATGATGTATCCGTCCTTTGTGATCTGGAAAAGCCCGTTTTCGTCCGGCGTGATGGCCGTTGTCGCACCGTCCGGCGTTTCCGCAAAGGCGATGCTTGTATAAGTTCCGCTGATCTTGTACCCATACTGCTCGCTGTAAACCACCACCCGCGCATATCCCTTGCTGTGGTCGTACAGGTTCCATCCCGTGCCGATCAGCGCGTCCGGATCCGCCACCGTGATCGTTCCCCGGACTTCCTTCACATAGACCACCACGATCTCGTCACCCGCGATCGGCGTATTGGTCACCGTGATCCCGTAATCCGTCAGGTCAACTTCCGTATTGCTCAGTTTCCATACCGTGGAATACGTGAACGTATACGTTCCGCTCGCGTTCACATACCCGACCCACGTATCACGGTCAATGCTCGCCGTGATATCCGGCGGCGCTGTCCGTGTGGCCGCGTCCACCGTGAGCACCGGATCGCTCTCGCCGTCCCAGACGATCGTGATCTTGTCCCCGCTGATCGGTTCGTTGCTCACCGTCACGCCGTAATCAGATGGCGTATGGTCCCAGCTGTCCGTATAGTTGAGCTCGTATGTCCCTGCTGTTTCCACATAGGCGATGAACGTTGTCTTGTTCAGGCTCGCAGTAATGGCTGCCGGCGCTGTCCTCGGCATCGGCGTGACCGTCCCCGTGATGCTTTCCGCCGTGTATCCGGTATGAACCCTGTTGCCCAATAATTTCTGCACCCATGCGCTTCCGTCCGATATGGATCCGCTGCCTGCTGTTGTCCGGGCTCTGAAATATCCGTTTACCTTTTCTGCCGCTTCACTGTAAAGGTTGTCCGCCAGCGGTACCCGCTCAATCTCCACGTTTCCGTCCGCGTCCGGGCCTTCCCCGTTCACGGTTTTGACCTGTCCGGAAACCATCGCGTCAACGTGCTGCTTGATGGTTTCCTCGCTGCCGGTCTGGTACCGGATTTCCGCCGCCGTCTTGTTCTTCAGCCCCGTGATATCCGTCTCCGCCGTCGAAACGCGCCCTGTGACCGCGTCAATCGCCTGTTTGACGGTTGTATCGTCCTCTTCCGTCATTTCGATCTGATCAGCCGTCCGCGTGGCCCCGCTCTGCAGCGCCTGCTTGATGGTCTGCGCGCCCTGGGAATTGTCCACCGGGATATCCGCGCCCGTCCTGCCGGCTGCCGACTCAATGGCCGTTTTCACGGTTGTCTGATCCGTTGAGCTCATCCTTGTGTCCGCGCCGGTTACGATGATATGCCCCTGGTTGTCCGCGCTCTGCCCGTTCACCGTCACAGCCGTCTGCAGTTCGCTCTTGTCCGCTTTCAGCGCCAGCGCGTCCCCGACCGCCTTTGCGTCCGCCGCCTCGCCGCTGTTGCTCAGCGTGTCATCGATCGGCACCGTGATCACGGTGGCGTCGTCCATTTCTTCCTCAAATACTTCGTTCAGATCTTCAGGTGCCATGCTCAAATCCTCCCGCTCACAGACTCAATGTCAATCGTTCCCTTGAATACGGTCCTCACCGGCACGCCTTCCACCATCCGCGCGGATGACGTCAGCGCGTTTACGCAGCGGGCCGTGCTCGGCGTTCCTTCCCATACCGGCGCCACGTTATACCGGCGTTCCATGGAATACGTTCCCGCCGCCCAGTCATCCGTATCGTCGTTGTGGAATTCGATCAGGACAACGCCGTCCCCCAGGCCCCACTGATCGTCCAGGCGGTAGATCCGCTGCATCACGATTTCCCCCTGCGGATCCCGGACCGTGAACAGCATCCGGCTGTTTTCCGTCCAGTTTTCCCCGCTTTTCCTGGCGCAGTGGACTTTGAACGATCCTGTGTCCCCCGCGTTCATGATGATGTTGCCCGTCTCCGTGTTGAAAATGAACCCCGGCGCGTTAGCCATTGCCGATCACCGCCTTTCTGATCACCGCGCTCACCATGCCCCCGGCCTCTTCGCTGATGGCCTTCAGATGGTTGTATCCCACATATTCACTGATCACGCCGAACCGGTTCGCCGTGATCCTCCGCGTTTTCTCCGGATCCGAAAGACACGGATACGCCGCTGCCATCACTGTGTTTTCCAGGTAAACGTAAAGCACATCGTCGCTTTCGTTCGCGTGCCCTGCCAGCACCGTTCCGTCATTCAGCGTCAGCGTTTCGCTCATCGCCTTTTGCCTCCTTCTCCGCGTTGGCCATGGCGTCCAGGCACAACTGGATGTTGTCCATGGCGTGCCCGATCGCCGCCACCTGTTCCCGCAGCCCAACCGGCATACTGATGTTCCCCAGCAGATTCAGCGTTGCGCCCAGTGCCTCCGCAACGGTCATTTTCGGTCCTTCCATGCGCGTTACTCCTTTACAGGTCAGAATAAACCAGCGTATTCGCGTTCACCTTGTGATATGTTCCGCCGGCCAGATAATACAGTGCCGATGTTGTGAAGTGCCCCGCGTTCGTTGCGATGCTGAACGCGCCCAGGTTCTTCCATGTCCCGTCCGACAGCTGGATCCACTTGTATCCGCTGATCGTGCTCGGCGTCTTATTCAGTGCCGTGGTCGGTTTCGTCGGCGACGTCGCCGCGCTGGATCCGTTCAGGTCTATTTCCGCCAGTACGACACTGTCGTGTCCCTCGTTATAAATATCCGTCGCGTCCACTACGAATTCCGCGCCGGTCGTGTGGCTCGTCACGCCGCCGTTGATCGTCGCGCTGATCCCGCCGTAGTATTTTTTCGGATCCTCGCTCGCCGCGTATCCCCAGTGCCCCTGCGTGGACAGGTCTGTGTAAATCTCGTTTCCCTGCGGGCTTGCCGTTACCTTGAAGCGTCCTGCCACTCCACCCCAAACCCCGCTCAGTGAAGTGGCCCGGCTAAAAGTCCCTATTACCGTTTCTGTCGCGTTCGCGTTGAACGAGCTCAGCGTGTACGTGTCCCCGCTCTGCGTCAGGGACAGGCTCGTCACGAACAGGTCCTTGAAATCCGTGTAGGCGTATCCTGATCCTGAACTGACCCTGAATTTGAACGTTCCCGCGTAACAGTTGTTGAATGAAAGATCCGTCCCGCTCACGGCCTGCGTTGTCAGGCTTGCCACCGTGGCGATTTTGCCGGAGATGTATGACGCCGTCACATCGCTGAGCGAGCATTTGCCACTGATCACCGTCGTGCTCTTCTCGTTGCCGATGTAAACCTTCTGCGCGTCAATCTTCGCTTCGCTCTCGCCGCTGGATTCGTTGATGGCGAGCACGATGGACGCCGCCGTAACGCTTCCGTCCTTTCCGACCGCTGAAACGATCTGCGTGATCTTCCCGGCTTCCACCGTGATCTTGCCGTCCAGCGTTCCTTCCGCTGTTGTGGCCCGCGTGACCTCCGCCGTGATCCGTTCGGCCTCCACCGTGATTCTGCCGCTGAGCGTCGCGTCCGCGTTCGTCCGGTCGGTCACTTCCTGCGTGATCCGGTTCTTTTCCACCGTGATCCTTGCCGAAAGCGCATCCTGTCCGTTTTTCCGCTCCGTCACTTCCTGCGTGATCCGGTCTGCCTCCACCGTGATTCTGCCGCTGAGCTTCCCGTCTTCTGTTTCGCGCTTCTGCGCTTCCAGCAGGATCCGGTTTTCGTTCGCGTCGATCAGCGTGTACGCCGTGACGATCTGGCCCTCTGCCTTCTGCACCCGTTGGTGAATGCCCTGGCCGTCCACCATGATGGACGATACCCGGCTCCAGTCACTGCTGGCACCTTCTCCGGCCACAGCCTCCGCCACGAGCCCGATATGCTCGTCCGTGTCCACCATCCAGGCGTGATCCGCTTCGCTCTGCTTCGCGTGGTTCTTGCTGCTCTTCTTCGCGGACTTTTTGATATTGTTGATGATGTTGGCGACGTCTTCCTTCTGGTTCGCCATCGTCACCGTCACGCTCTCCGGATCCCTGACCTTGTCCGCCCAGCTAAGTTTAATGATCCGCTCCTGGATCGTGGTTCCGTATTCCGGCAGCGGCACCCGGCACACCTTGCCGAGCGTCAATTTGTCCAGTGGTTCCCCCGTGGCCGCGCTCAGATCCATGCCGCTGATCGTCACCGTCACAAGCGGCTCCGCGTGATTGTTCAGCCGTTCCTCCGCCCTGGCCTGCAGTTTCGCCTGCGTGTCCAGCGATGTGTCCGTTTCCACCCGGCTGATGATCCCGTACAGGTTTTCGTTCCGGCTCAGGTATCCGGTGCCGCCCAGGTGCATATTGTTTTTTCCGATCGGATAAAACCTCGTATACATCCTGCTGCGGTCGATGCTCTTTTTCAGCGTCCGGATGTTCCTGCTCATCCGCATTTCACATCCTGCCGCCGTCTCCTGCGGCGTGATGTTCAGCCGGAACGGGAACACGGAAAAGTCGTAGCTCCACCACGCGGACATCAGGGAGGAACTGACGGTTTCCAGCGCCTCAAACAGATCGTCACTGTTGAAATTGTACGGCGCGCTCTTGCTGAAACCGAACGTCCCCAGCACCCATTCCCCGCTGTGGCTCAGCACGTACCGCGCCGCCTGTTCCGCAGTGCAGCTCGTCTTCCCCTTCCCGGCGATCGTTGACGGCTGGATGTCCCCGAATATGATCCTGTCCTTCAGCGCCGTCACAACGTGCTCACAGTTCAGCGTGCGCGTTTCCGTCTCCACGCCCTCGTCAATGCTCTTGACCCGCCACACGATGCCCGCGCCCGGCTCGTCCTCGTCCTGGATCCAGTCACCCACCGCCACCGCCGGTGCTTCCGGCCCGATGGTAATGGTGGCCGTGCTGTCCCTTTCGGCAAGGTTCAGCGCGAACTTTTCCGCCCTGAAGCGGTCCTTCGCCGTCAGGCTGTGGCCGCTCAGCAGTTTGATCATACGTATCTCCCCCTCACGCCGACCGTCACCTGTACGGCGCGGTCCGCGCTGAAGCTGATGCCCCTGTCTCCCGGTTTCACCCTGAATTCATCCGCGCCCGTCCGTTTTCCCAGTACGCTCGTGCTTCCGATCCGCGCCCGGAATACGTACAGGTCCGCCGTCTGCAGGTGATCTATGATCAGTTTCTGGCTCCCGCCCAGGTTCAGCCCGGAAAACGTCATGGTTTTCCCCGCGATCGTCAGGGAAAGGTTGTTGATGGTCATGCCGCTCTTGTTTTCCACTGTCACGTCCGCCACGGTTTCCGCGCTTCCTGGCACGCTGATCGTCATGCTCCCCGATCCTGCCACTTTGCTCTTTACCGCCGTTTCAGCGACATCTGTCCAGAACGGAACACTGTATGCCCGGAACGTGATCTGATAAACCGTTGTCCATTCAAAAGCGTCGCCCTCGCCCGGAGCCTGCGCGCATACCACAAGGACCTGCCTGTTTTCCTTATAGTTGACCGTCAGCCATCCTCCGCCCGCGGCCCACGCGTTGATCTTTTCCAGCAGGTTCACGCGTTCCCGGAGTTCGTCCGGACCGATGACCATGGAAAACTTGACAACAATGTCAAGCGTATCCCTCCGCCTTCCTGTGATCCGGTTTCCGTCCTGCGTTCCCGGCGCCTCCGCGCTGATTGAGTCCTTCCCGGCTCCCGGAGCAACCGACTTGATGTTGATCCGCTCGTCCAGCTCGTCCAACTGTACGCCGTTGAGCGCGACCCTGTGCGCCAGTATCATTCCTTCACCTTCTCCTTATTCCCCGACAAGCGCCGCTATGTTTTCGCTGACCCTCGGCGTCAGGATCCGCGCCACCGTCTCCCCGTCCAGTTCAATCGACATACTGCCGATTAGTTCCCTGATGGCCTCTTTTGTCTCCTGCGGGATGCCGTTCAGGTTGTTGATGTCCTCGCTCGTGACGCCGTTCTCGTCCGTTCCGTTCTTCCACCAGTCCGCCGGCACGTCCCAGTCATCCGTGCCCATGCCCGCCTGCGTCTCCCGCCATGCCTGGTACGCGCTCCACAGTTCGTCAAATCCCGCCGTTCCTTCCAGCATGGCCCACAGTTTTCCGACGCTGTCGGACAGTTTTGTGTAATCGTCCTCGTTGAACGCTTCCGGATTGCTGAACCATAGCTCTTCCATCCGGTTCATTTCCTGCTGCATCCCGGCATAAAGCGCGAACATCTGCTGCAGGCCCTCGTTCCCTCCGGTTGACGCTTCCAGGTATTCTTCCGATCCCCTGAACTGTTCCGGATTGGTCAGCCTTCTGATTCCGGTATCCCTGCCGACTTTGTAAATCATTGCCCCCAGCGTTCCGATCGTGCCCCAGAATCCCAGCGCGCCGCCGCCCGTGGTGACCACCGGCGACCCGGTCCCCGTGGTGCTTCCTCCGCCGGTGCTCGATTCCGATCCGGCCAGCAGGCCTCCGAGATTTGACAACCCTTTGTATGTCTTGATCGTGGTCACGTGCGCCGCCAGTTCGCCGATCTTTGTGATCAGCGCAAGCCCTTTTCCTATGATCCAGAACTCCGCCAGGTCTTCCAGGATCCTTTTCGCGTTGTTCCAGTTATCGTCCGTCAGCCATTCCAGCGCGCTTGTGATCCCGCCCAGGATGTTTCCGATGGTCCGGACGATCGGATCCTCGCTTTGCTGCAGCTCCGTGGCGACCTCTTCCAGGATCTTGATCCCTTCCCGGATCGCGTCCGCCAGCTTTGTGAACGCCTCCGTGATGTTTTTCTTCAGATCCTCCAGCGCCTGCTCCCGTTCTTCCTCCGTGTCCGCGTCGAAATACTTGGCCAGCGCGTCAAGCGCCCCGTTCACGTTGGTCATGATATCCAGCGTGACCGTCCCGAATCCCGCGGCAAACTGCTGCTTGAGATCGTTCCATTTTCCCTCAATCGTCTGCAGTTCAACCCATACGTCATTCATGTCCGCCAGTTCCTGCTCAGACATTCCGTATCCGTTCTGGTCGTAATCTCCCAGCTTTTTCTGGATCGTGTCCCAGTTATCCAGGAACCAGCTCAGCCGCGTGCCCTGCTTCCCGCCGTATACCTTTTCGATAATGGAATCATACTGGCCCGGACTGGTTTCTTTCAGAGCCTTCAGCCTCTCCAGTACGAGCATGGTGTATTCCAGCTTGTCCCGGTAATTGACGTCCGATATTCCCAAGGCGTTTTTCAGGACGTTTTCCTTCTTGTCCCCGCTCCAGACGCTCTTCTGGATAATGGTCATCAGATCGTCAAAGGATCCGCCGGACCATTCCAGGGCCTTTGTGATCCGCTGCACCGCTTCCGGTGTCGTTCCGTACGCGTTCGCCAGGTCCGTCCAGTTGTTCGCCTTCTGCGCCGTTTCCGCGATCAGCCCCCACAGGTCCCCGATCGCGCTGCGGATCGTGTCGATCATCCCGGTAAAAATGCTTTCGACCGCGCCCGCCACGCTGTCCCCGATCTCGCTCAGGCCCCCGAAAGCCTCCGCGAAACTGTGCACCGCCGTGACGCCGTTTTCCGCTCCCGCCTTGACTCCGTCCAGGCTTTCCCCGACGCCGTCCAGCGAGTTTTTCATATTGGCCAGTGTGGTGCGTGCGTTATTCAGCCGCTGTTCATACTTGGCCAGCGCCTCCGTGTTTTCCCCGTACTTTTCCCGCGCCTCTTTCAGGGCCGCCCGGTTCGCCGCGACGATCTTCTCCTGCTCCGCGATCTGCTTCTGCAGGCTCTTTGTCCGCAGTTCGGCTTTCTGCTGTTCTGAAGCGTTCTTGCCCAGTTCCGCCGTTTCCGCCTTCAGTTCGCTCTGCAGGGTTTTCAGGTTCCGCTGCGCTTCCCGTATGGCGTCCCGGTATTGTTTTTCCCCCTCCAGGACTATCCTTTGTTTTATCTCATCCGCCATCCGTCTCAGCTCCTTTTTTTCTTTCCTCCGGCCAGGCCCTTCAGGATTCCCCGGCCTCCGCTTATCCGCGCGTCATAATCCACCCGGATCTTGTACATATCCACGATCCAGCCCGGCATCATGTGCCGGGCCTCCGTGATCGATATTCCGGCGATCAGCGCGTATCCGTAAAACTCACGCGCCCGCGTTGCCCGCCGGTTCATCCGTTTTTTCGTTCATATTCCCTGTCCAGCGGGTTTGCCTTCTTGTCGCTTGCCGCCCCGCCGTCCGCTGTTTCGCTTTCCGATCCTTTTTCAATCGCCGCCCGGAGCGCCCCGCTGATTTCCTTCAGTTTCGCCAGGCTCTCATGGCTTCCGATCTCATCCCCGGTCACGTCCTCCGGCATTCCGTCCACATTCCTCTGGCAGTTCGCCATGATCTTGAACAGTTTCCGGATGGCCTTCACGGTGCTTCCGCTCTTCATGGCCTCAAAGGCCTGGCGCACCCCGCCGAATTCCTCCTCGATCTGTTCCAGCGCCCACAGGTCAAACCGCAGCCGGTACAGTTTCCCGTTTATCCTGACCTCCGGCTTCTGTTCCTCCGCCGGTTCCTGCTCCCGCAGTTCCTTCTCCTTGTCCATCGTTACGCACTCCTTGTCTTTTTTTCTGAAAACAGGGAGAGGCCCGCACCGGCCCCTCCCTGTGCCGCTGATATGAATCAGCCCGTAATGTTCGCCTTGGACTTCAGCCAGGCGACCGCCGCGGCTTCCGTGGCCAGCGGTTCGTCATTGGTGATGACGAAAGACTGCTTGCCGCCGCTCGACAGCTGAACGCCCACACCCGTCCCGTTGATGGTCTGGTGCTGGTAGCTGATACTGTCCGTGGCCGTGCTCACGTCGATGCTGTCCAGGCTGAACCGGCTCTTGTAGATCCAGTAGCAGATCCACTGGTCCGTTTCGCTGACCGGCGCCTCGTTCCAGACGTAGAAACCGATGCCGTAATAATCCGGATCGCTCTCGTCGATGATCAGGTCGCTCGTGGCCGTCTGCCAGCCCAGCAGCGCCTTCTTGATCGCGCTCGTCAGGTCTGCCAGTTCAAAAGACGTGTTGACGCCCGTGATCTTTTTCTTATGCGCGATACGGATCCCGTCCGCGTAATCCTGTCCCTCCGCGTTCTGGAAGTTGATCGTCGCCTTCGCGATCAGGTTCTCCGCAATCGCGCCGTTGGAATAGGTAACCGCGCTGCCGGCGCCGCCGCCGGTGACCTTCGCGTACGTCAGTCCCTTGCAGGTAATGTACATAGGCTCTTCCTCCTGTTATTCTGTGATGCCGAGCTCTTTCAGCGACAACTGAAACTGATAGTTCATTACGCTGATCAGCCGCGGCGCGATCCGCTTCCGCAATTTCTGCAGGTACGGATCCTTTTTGAACTTCCTCCCGGTGCTCACGTTGTAATAGCCCTTGTTGATGATCATATTCTTGAGCTCATTGCTGACGCCCCGCCGGTCATATCCCTGTGTATAGACTTCCACCCAGCTCATTTCCGGATCCTCGTGGATCTCTGACATGGAAACGCTCCGCTGCATATCGCCGCTCACCACGTGATGATTCTGCGCGATTGCGCCCCGCATTTCCTTTTCCAGCACCTTCGCCCCGGCCCAGAGGACCTTCCGCGTGATTTCCCGGTTGAACTGCGTGTCAAGTTCCCTCAGTTTGCCTTCCACATAGTCAAATCCCGTATATGTCATCCTGGCCATTGTTATCCTCCCGGCGTGTATATCAGCGGCATCCGGATCCGCGTATTCCATACCCACTTGACCTTGTGAATGTCGTACAGGTATTCCCGCTCCGGCATCGTATAGGGAATTTTCTGCGCCTGGAGCACGCTCTGGACCGCGTGGATCCACGCGTGGCTCCCGCCGGTCACGTATATCGTGATCCGTACGTTCACCGCCTGCGCGATCTTCCGCCCGTCCGCGTGATCTCCGCCCGCTTCCCCCGTCACTTCCACAACGCCGTAATTGTCCGGCGCCACGTTTACCCATGCGTCCTCCACAAAGGAAAGGCCGTCTATGGTGTTCAGCGCCGTCAATAACGTTTCGATTTTGTCAACCGGCGTCGGTGTCGGCGTCTCCTGCGTCTGGCTCGTCCTCGTCCTGTTCCTCGCCATTGACGTCACTCCTTTCCGCCGTCAGCTCTATGCTTCCCTCTTCCGTTTCGTACGCCCGGACGATTTTGTATTTCAGGTCCCTGTATTTCAGGAACAGTTCCCCGTGATACTCGTCCGCCACTGCGATCTCGAAAATATACTCCGGTTTGTGCCCGGCGTTCAGCGCGTAATAGTATTCCGACCTCGTTACGCTCTTCACGTTGCAGAGCACCTTCCGCTCCGCGTCCGTCACCGTTTCGTGAACGCCGTGCTTCGCGTTGGTCTGCGTGATCAGGTAAATCGCAGCCGGTCTGATCATTCCTCATCACCCCACTGCGTGAAACCCGTCGCCGACCTCATGCTTCTTTTCATCCCTTCGTAGCTTTCCCGGAATCGGGCCGCCCTGGCCTCCGGCTGCCAGTTCGCGTGTGCCTGGGCATAGGTGATCAGCGCCCGCTTGATCAGCTCGTTGGTAACCGTGCACCCGTCCACGATCTCCCCGGTTGACTGGCTTACGGTAAACGTCACCGTTCCCTCAAACACAATCCCCGCCATCTGCAGATCGTTCGCCGCGCTCATCAGCAGGCTTGCGATTTCCGCGTCATAGTCGCTTCCGGATACCTGCATCGCCAGCTTTGCTTCCTTCAGCATTCTCTGTCACCTCACTCAATCTTCCGACCGTCCAGCCCCTTGATCGCTCCCCTGAGCCTCGGCCCGTCCTCCGGCCAGATCGTCACGTTTCCCACGTGGCCAACCCTCACCATCGGATCACACCATATCTCAAATCCGCAGTCCGTCGCCCGTTTGCAGAACGCCACGTCCTCGCCCATTTTCGGCTCCGGAATAAAGGCCTTTCCGCCGTGCGTGTTCAGGACCTGCTTCAGGATCTCCGCCTTCATCAGCACGCAGCCGAATCCGCAGGCGGCTACCCGGAATACGTCATCCGGCAGGTCCGTGATCCGGTCAATCGGATCGATGCTTGAAAAAATGCACGTCACATACGGGTTATGCCTGCTGATAAAGTTCCCGCAGATCATGTCCTTCCCGTGGATCCGCAGATCTTCGTACAGCGTTTTGTCGAACACCATGTCCGAATCGATCCACAGCACCTCGTCGAATTCGTTATTCACTGCGTGCTTTGCCAGCCGGTCCCGCGCGGCGTATACCAGCGATCCCGGAATATACTTCGTTTCAAAGTTGATTCCGTTCCGGTACAGTTCTTTTTCAAGCGCGCTTACGCACTGGACGAATTCCACGCGGATCAGGTCCAGGCATGGTACGGCAATCAGAAGTTTCATTTTTTCGCCCTCGTTGTTTTCCTGGCGGCCGTTTTCTTCTCCGGCGCCTCAATCTGCTCCCGGACCGGTGCCGGTTCCGCCAGTTTCATTTCCAGCAGAAAAGCGGCGCGGGCCGGGGAAACCTCTACGATCTCCCCGGCCTTGCCGTCTATTCTGTTCTGCCTCGTCAGCCGGACCTTCATCAGGTGGTGACCGCTGCGGCTTCCTTCGTCAGGCGCACAAGGCGTCCGGGAGCGACAACCTCATAGCCGGCGTAAACGCGGCCCACAACCTTCACAAGATCCTTTTCAGCCAGGCTGTAGGGATCGTTGATCAGCTTCAGGCCCTCGCCCGCGGGGAAGTTCGCCTGCACGGCTCCCAGGTCGCCCACGATGGCGTATACGTCGTTCTCACTGCAGGCAGTGATCGCCGGCAGTTTTCCGGAGAATACGACCGGCAGGCCCGCGAAGGGATCCACGGCGAAATTGCCGGCGGCGTAGGCTTCCAGGAAAGCAACCTTCGTCAGCGGGTTCATGACCACGCAGACGTTCTGCGCCTCGTCGCACAGGTTCGCGGCGGCGGTGGCGATGGTCAGGATAGCCGGATCCTTCTTCACTTTCGGAATGCCGACGGCTCCGGACTGGTTGGTGGTATACGCGCAGCTCGCGATCTTTCCGATCACTTCATAGCTGAACTTTTTCATGACCTGGTAGGCCAGTTCGTTGTAAACGTACGCCACGAATCCCTCGCCGGTGGTTTCCATCATCTCGTCGGAGATGGTGATCCACTTCTTGATATTTTCGGGTTTGATTTCCACGATGCCCAGGGTCAGGCTTTCCTCAGTGGGCGCGGTGGAACCTTCGGAATGGATATAGGCGCCGTCCGCGCTGAGTTCGAAGGCAACCTTCACGTTACCCTTGAAACCGGTTTTCTTCACGCGGGCCAGGATGTCTTCCTTTTCCCAGGCGGTCCGCACGATATCGTCAACCAGGGTCGGAACGGGAACGTATCCGGTGGCCGCGGTGGCGTTGGTGGTCAGCAGCGCACGGACTTCCCTGTCATCGGCGTTGCCGCGGATCGCGCTCTTCAGGTAATCGGCGTAGGCGTCAACATACTCTTTGCTCTTTCTCAGTTCCTCTAACGTCATTGTTTTTTCCTCCTGCATATTTTCTTTGGTTTCGCCGGCGCCGTTTTCCACGGCTTTCCTGGCTTCCTCCGCCTCTTTGGCGGCCTGTTTCAGCTCACTGAGCTGGTTCTTCAGCTGCTCGGATTCCTCCGCCAGCTTCCGGGCCTCTTCGCCCAGCGCGTCCAGATCGGCTTCCGGCGTTTCAAGTTCCGCGTCGATCTCCTTTTTGCGCTGTTCAATTTCGCCCTGGCGATTCATGATTTCATCAATCGTCATCGTCTGTTTCCTCCGTCTTCAGGATTTTCCGGATTTCCTCCACCTTCCGCGCCCGTTCCTCCGCGGCCTGAACCTCCTTCATGGCCTCGGCGATCAATCCGTCGCCGATGTTCCTGGCGCTGATTTCCGTCGCGTCATTGGCCGGCAGCGACACGGCGGAAACGTCGTAGAGTTTTCCGATCTTCGTGATGGTACGAAGAATGGTGATATGGCCGTCGGCGTCCTTGGTCTTGGTCTGCACGTCCGCAGCGACCGTGAAGCCGAAAGACATCTTGTTGGTATACCCGCCCTTGATTTCCTCAAACAGCCGGCGCCCGCGCTCCGTTCCGCCCAGGTCCGCCGTGACCTTCAGCCCGTGCCCGTCGCTTTCCAGCGTCAGTGTTCCGTTGCTGATCCGCGCGTACACCGGTCCCTCGTGATCGTACTGCATGATCACATCCGCCATGTCCGTCTCCGCGAACGCGTCCGGCGCCACCTGCTCGTTGACGGTCATCTCTTTGTCCCGCCATAGCTGGTACGGCTGATTGTATGTGGTGGCGTATCCCTCCACGATCATCGCGCCATCCGCTGCCTCCCTGGTCTCCATCGCGGCGCTGATCCGTCTGTATTCCCGTTTGTCATGCTTGATCGGCATTGTTTTCCCCTCCGTTTTTGTTGTCCGGCCCCTTGTCCGCCGGCGGGTTCGTCACGTCGTAGTATTCGCCCCGCGCCGGGATCTGGTTCCCGATCTCCTCCGGCAGCGGCGCAAGGTTCAGGATCTCCCGCAGTTCGTTGCGCGTCATCAGGCCCCGGTCCGCGAACGTCTGGATGGCCTGCAGCTTGTCCGCGTTACTCATGTACTGCAGCCGGTTGCTTGTGAAAAAGATCCGGTTCCCGTACTGCCGCTCCCGATCCGTGTAGAGCATCCGCGTCATGACGTCGCTCAGCTGGATCGCCAGCCACTCCACGCAGGATTCATAGAACGCCAACCACTCGTCCCCGTATGCCTGGGACTGGATCACCTTTTCATTGATGGCGAAATAGTCGTATACGTTGTTTTTGATCAGCGCCATCTGCTCGGCGTCAACCTTGTACGCCTCCTGTTTGATCTGCTGGACGTTTTTGTACGTGTTCGGGAACAGGAGCACGCCGCCGGACCGCTTCACGTTCTGGAAGGTTTCCCGGTTGAACCGTTCCATTTCCTTGCCGATGTCCCCGTCCGTGTTCCAGTTGTCGCTCTGCGCGCTGAACCGGTAACTCGCGCCGTTCTTGATCCCTTCCGTGATGCCCTGCCGCTGCATCTGGATCAGATCCAGCGTTTGCTTCATCGCGTCGTTGTTTTCGCCGAACAGCTCGTTCTTGTACTGGTACCGCGTCAGGATGCCCAGCCGCTGCAGTTCCACTGCGGCCCGCTTTCCCCTGCCCAGCATGAAGCGCACGTACGGCTGCCCCTGGTACTCGACAACCTCCCAACTGTCCGGAACGATGCCCATCACGCCCAGCGTTTCGCCGTATTCCCCGGAAACCGGCACAATAAAAGCCGTATTCCTGCAGTACAGGGTTACGGCTGTCCGGTATAGGAACTGGCTCCACGTCTGGAATTCGTTCGGCGCGATCAGAAGGCGCGTCCGCAGGCTTTTCTGCGCCTCGCCCTGGATGACCGGCTGCAGTTTCGCCGCGTGCCGTCCGTGTGCGTCCAGCGCCGCCCGGATCAGCTCGCTCTCAAAGATCGATCCTGCCCAACTGACGAATGTCGGCGTATAGCCTTCCAGCAGCTCAAACGTCATCTTTGCCTTGGCCGCCGCTGCCGGCGCTTTCTTCCCGAATATCCTGTCAAATACTCCCATTGCCTTTTCCTCACCCCGAATTCATCAGACGGTTCCCCATCTCCGCCCAGTGGTTCTGCCGCATACACATGGCGTCCAGGATGGCCGCCACGCCGTCAACGTGCGCGTTCTTGCTCAGCTTGACCAGCTTTTTCCGCGGATGCGCGCTCGTGTTGCTCTCGATCTGCTGCGCCGCGTCCATCATGTGGATTTTCAGCAGATCGTTATCGTCCATGCAGCGGATTTTCCCCTCCCGCAGCAGGCCTTCGTAATTGTCCTCGATGCCCGTCAGGTTGTATCCCTGGAATACGCTCTCACAGTGGAACGACTTCGCTTCCAGCGCCTGGATCAGGTATTGCGCCGAATAACGGTCATATCCCAGCATCAGCGGGAAGATTTTGTAATCCCTCACGAGCCGGATAAACCAGTCTTCTACGTCGTGGTAATCCACGAATTCCTCCCCGCTGAGAGTCAGGAAGCCCCGCTGGACATACGCGTCATAGTGGATCCCGTCCCGCTTCGTCGCCTCTTCCAGGCGGCTTCTCGGCATCCAGAAATGCGAGTTGATCCAGATGATCCCGTCCTTCTCTACCAGTACGCAGGCGCTTGTGATGTCCGTTGTCTGCGACAGGTCCAGCCCGGCCAGCGCGTAATGGTTCCTGAAATCCTCCAGGCGTTTGTGATACCCGAACGCCTTCTGCACGTCCTCCGCCCGCAGCCACGCCACGGAAAGATTCTGTTTCAGGTTCGCGTATTTGACCTTGATTTCTGTTGCCTTTGAAATGGATTCCGCCGCCGTTTCAAGTTCCTTGCGGATGAAATCCTCCTCAACGCTCTCGCCCAGGCCCGGCAGGCTCTTTTTCAGTTCCTGCAGATCGTTCCATTTCTCCGGATCGTCCACCATGTAGATGATCGGCAGAATATGCTGCTCCCGGCTGTTTCCCTTCAGGAACGACGTGGAGCGCTTCATCAGCTCGTCAAACAAGCCCTCGCTTTCGTACCCTCCGGAGCTGATCGCGATGCCAAGCGGCTCCTGCCGCGCGCCGGTACCGGATACCATGACTTCCCATTGCCGCAGGCCGTTCACGCCCGGCCACGCCGCCACCTCGTCAGCTACGTAGCACATCGGGCTGTAGCCGTCTGACTTCTTGCTCGTGAAGGCGAGTTTCTTGATCGTGGTGTTCGTCTCCTGGACCATCAGGCCGCGGTATTTCGTGCTCCGCGTGATGGCGTCCAGTTCCGGCTCCGCGTGTACGTTGAATTCCAGCGCCGAATAGCACAGATCTGACTGATCCAGTTTCGGCGCCAGGAAATATATCTCTGATCCGTATTCGCCCGCCGCGTATCCCATGTAGCACGCGATCGCCGCCGCGAGTAACGTTTTCCCCTGCTTCCGGCCCACTACCCAGAACACTTCCGTGAACTGCCGCTTGCCGGTGTTGTCCACGATGCCGAATATCAGGCTGATAGCCGCCCGCTGCCACAGGCTGAGCGTGATCCTCCTCGGCGCCAGCTTGCCCTTGTAGTGGTGGCAGTACCGGTGAATAAACCCCAGCGCGTTTTTAGCCAGGCGATCGTCATAGAACCAGCGGTTTTCTTCCAGGCCCTTGATGATCACCTCATACAGGAGCCGGATCCAGCGCCCCACCGTGACGCCGCCGGTGTTGATCTCGTTCCAGTAGGCAAGGATCGCGTTGTCCGCTTCAGCCCTCCGCGCCTTCTGCTCTTTTACCCCATGCGACCACCGTCAATGCAGCCTGAAGGCGTCCAGGTCCCGCTTTGCCTTCTCCACCCGCGCGCCGCGTTCCCCGATCATGTTCCCGATCGTTGCCAGGCATTTATTCGCGCTCTCCACATGGCGCGGCAGTTCGCTCAGCAGCGGATGCGCCACCTCAACGGATCCGGTCTTGTACGTTTTCTCAACGGTCAGGCCGTCCTCCGCGATCTTGTCCCGCATCTGATCGATCAGCCCGGCTTCCTCCGCGTAGATCCGCGCGGCCTCAATGAAATCCTGCTCTTTTTCGACCTGGTACGCCTTCCCGAAAGCGATCATTTTCCGGTAAAGCGCCGCCGGCGTGATCTTCTCGTTTCCGCTGCGTGCTTTCACCCGCTTTCCCGGCTTCTTTTCCTCCGCCGGCTGCCGTGCTTTCCTGACTGCCGCCGCTCCTTCCGGCTTCATCAGCGCATCCTCCTTGCATCTCCTCAAAAACATCACGGATCCCGCACTGAATCCGCCCGTTTTCCGGCCCCTTTTCGCCGCCTTTTCGCGGCCCCCTGGGCCTGTCCTTTCATTGTGGCGCGCCCGTGGACGCGCGTCCCCCGCGACCTCGGCGCGTTTTTTTTACC